CGTGCCGTGAATGCCGATGGGTCGGTCATTACTGATCAAATGGAGCGGTTTCGTCAGGCCTTTGAGCTGGGATACATGGCCTGTCGTAAAATTGAGGGAGGCGCCCAGTGATCCATGAGTTTTTAGTACCGTTTGAGGTTGTCACTCCGGTGGGAGATGGCCGCGCCATTTATGTGCAGGCCGCAGGGCCCCTAGAAAATGATCTCTGGTGCGTCGCTATCAAGGATGGTGGCCGACTCATGCATTTCCGTACCGATCAGATCCGCCTTTGGGCCAGCGGAACTTGGTCGATTGCCAAGGAGGATTTGTGACCGCATCAGCCGAAGATAATCAAGACATGGAAATGATCAGCGATGCCCTGGCGCGACTTGGTGAACATTTTGACAGCGTCCAAATTTTTGCCAGCCGACAAGAAGTGGACGGCGGCGATCAGTCGGTCGTCAACATTTATAGCGGATGTGGGAATTGGTTTGCCCGATATGGTCAAGTCAAAAACTGGCTCATTACTGAAAATGAACGCACAAAAACCCGGGTCCGAAACGAGATCTTTGATGAGGAGGATCAGGAATGAGCGCTGGAAAAGGATCGGCACCGAGAAATATAGGCCCAAAGTTCCGGGAAAATTGGGATGAGGTTTTTAGTGGAAGAAAATTTCACCCTATTTGTGATCAGTGCGGAAATAATCACCATGTCTGGCGAAATTATTTACAGGGCGGTGTTTATTGGTGCCACCGAATTGGATGCAATCAAGCAACGTCACAGCGCACCGTCCCGTCGCACCCCGAGGTATGAGTTTCAAGCGCGTCTGCACGGCCGCGATTTTAGGGAAACGGTGGAGCATCGGTTTTGGATTTCCCGGCCGTACCGCTGGCATTGTCGACGACGGGTCAGCCGACAAACATCAGCGCCGGATTGTCATCCATGCGGCTCATAATGGACGAACCCGATCCCTTGTGGAATGCACCGTGCATGAACTCCTGCACGCCCGATTTCCCGACATTGAAGAGGAAGCCGTGACCGAGTTTGGAGAATTGGTCGCTCGGGTCTACGAAAAACTTTCAGCACACGAGTAACAACCAAACCCAACAACACCATGAGCGAAAGCACAGCAGTCAAGGGGACATTTGTCCTGTTTAAGAACATCAAAAAAGAGGGAGATCATCCCCGCAAACCGATCTATTCGGGATCGATTGAATTGCCCGACGGCACCAAGTTCGATCTGGCCGGGTGGATCAACGAGGGCAAAGTCGGCTCCAAGATTGAAGGCCAGAAATATATCAAAGGGGAGGTCAAAGATCCTTGGGTGCCTACGGCCCGCGTCGAGAGCCCGGCGCCGAGCGCCAAGAGCCAGTCCGATCACCCCGTGCATGGTGCTGACGATATTCCCTGGTAAATGATCCAGACCCCGCATCCCGTTCACCCGATTGTTGAGCTGATCGGCCGCCGCAAAGATGGTCGGATCGCTGCTCGAGTGGGTGAGCGGGAGCGGATTTTTACCCGGGATCAGCTTGCGGCTTTCATCACGGCTCGGGAAGAGGGGATCCGGTTGGAAAAAGCGGACCCGCTGCGCTACGGAATTGAACCGGCATCCTGGGCGCGGGCCGATGCCGAACGATCCCGGTTGAGGGAAAAGTACCCGGTTGGTGTGATTGAAGAATGGAACCTTGGCGGCAACCGAGCCGGGAAGAGCGAGCGGGCGGCCAAGCGGATCGTGGAATTGATGATTCAAAAGGACTTTGCAAAGGTTTGGTGCCTACAATCGACCGAGGCCAGCTCCATAGAAAACCAGCAGCACTTGGTCTACAAATACCTTCCCCCGGAATACCGCTCAGAGACGGGAAAATTACGCCAAGGCACCACAACCAAGATCAATTACAGCGTTTCGGGTGGATTCACGGAGAACAAGCTGGTGCTGCCGAATGGTTCCATGTGCGTTTTCAAGTTCTACTCCATGGACGTGAAAAGCGTGGAGGGGGCCGAGCTGGACTGTGCCTGGGCGGACGAGTTGGTCACTCCGGATTGGCTTGAGGCGCTACGCTACCGACTACTGACTCGTAATGGGCTGCTTCATGTCACGTTTACTCCGGTGGCCGGATATACCCCGACTGTGGCTTCAATCCTCAATGGTGCCGTAACCACGGAGGAAGCTGCCGGGGAGCTGCTTCCCAAAATCACCGGCGAAGGGTGCGAAATGGTTCCGCTCATCCAGCAACCATTGGCCCGTAATGCCTCCATCATTTATTTCCACACCCAAGAAAATCCTTTTGGGAACTACCCATCGTTGAAAGTCGTATTGGAAGGGAAGAATCGGGAAACTATTCTTTGCCGAGCCTATGGGGTGGCCACCCGATCTCGTGTTTCCCGTTTTCCGCGCTTTCGGGATGATGTCCACGTTGTCGATGCCGACCGCGTGCCAACCGAAGGAACCAATTTCCAAATTGTCGATCCTTGCTCTGGCAGGAATTGGTTCATGATCTGGGTGCGCGTCGATATTCGGGGTCGCCTCACCGTTTATCGGGAATGGCCGCCGGTCGACCGATACATTACTGGCGTCGGCGTGGTGGGCCCATGGGCGGTGCCCAGCGCAAACAAAAGCGATGGGGATCCTGGCGATGCGCAGAAAACCTTTGGGTGGGGTTTGCAGGAATACAAAGATGAAATTGATCGCTTAGAAGTCGGTGAGGTTATTGCCGAACGATTCATGGATTCGCGCTATGCCAACAGCGCGACACTAGCCAAGACCGGCACCACGACCTTGCTTGAGGAGTGTTCGGAAATCGGCATGGAATTTCTGGCCACCAGTGGAGAACAAATCGACGAAGGGGTCGACCTAATCAACAACTTGCTGTGCTACGATCCCGACAAACCAATCGGCCCCGACAACGAACCGCGTCTGTATATTTCCAGAGACTGCGTAAACGTGATTTATGCACTCAAAGAGTGGACCGGAGCCGATGGCCGCAAGGGTGCACTCAAGGATGTGGTCGATGTGCTTCGGTATGCGGTGTTGGCAAACCTGCAATACCTCGAGGGAGACATCCTGCGACCCCAAGCGCATCCCGGGGGCAGTTATTGATACCGGACTTAAAGTTATTTCCGTTGTGTAAAGTAAACACCCTTGCCATCAAACCCGCTTAAGGGTGCCGAATCTCGCCCCTATTCTGTGGCGAGATGTCATTCAACGACGGCACCGGAAGCAAAATTGAACGGATCGGAGCACTCGATGCCGAAGGCGATCTGGGTGAAAACCTCTCCATCCTGACGACGGAACTGATCCAGTCGACCCGCGACGCATTCTGGTACTACAATCGCAGCGAAAAGGCCTACCACACGCGGCTCAATCTTTGGAATGGCCAGAGCGCCGATGGCCGTAAGCATGGGGCTGATCTCAATGCGCAGCCCTTCCCTTGGGAGGGTGCCAGTGACATGAGGCCGCGCATCATCGACAGCGCCATCAACGAACAAGTCGCCCTCATGATGAGCGCTTTCACCCGCGCCAATCCCCAGGCCGTGGCCATGGATGCCGGGGACATGGAGTACGCTGAAAAGGTTTCCACGCTTCTCAAATATGTCATTTGGAACCAGATGCGCCCACAGATCCGCCGCGAGTTGCAACTTGCAGCAAATTGGCGCCAGACCTACGGGGCCAGTGTGACTTCGGTGATGTGGGATCAGCAACTTCGCCGCACGTCCCAAGAAATCACCGTCGAGGGATTGGCCACCATGATGGCCGCCACCGAGGACCCCAATCAACTCGCCGCAATCAAACAGCAAGTCCTTGAGCAAGTCATGGATCCCCTGCGCGAGGAGGAAAATCTCCGCATCCTCACCGGGATGAGTCCGATCCTCAAGAAGGGTGCCGCCCGTGCCTGTCTTAAGGAATTGCGGGAGACCGGCCGCTGTGAAATCCCAGTGCCGGAAGTCTTCTCGGCCATGCCCCGCTGGAGCGCACTGCTCCCCATGGTGGACGTGTTCTTCCCTTGCATCACTGACGACATCCAGCGTGCCCCCTGGGTGGCCCATCGGGAGCGTCTGACCGAGAGCGAGCTGCGCGACCGGATCAATACCCATGGGTATGATGAGGACTGGGTGGAGCAGGCCGTAAAGCGCAAAGGCTACGTCGTTGATACCCTGACCTCCAACCTCCTGCTCCTTTCCGAATCTCGTCGAAACTTTTGGGGGATTCTTGATTACGAACGCCGCGACCTGGTCGAAATTTTCCATTTTCATCGCAAGTCGGTCGACGACGATGGGATCCCCAATGTCTGGAATACCGTCCTCTGCCTCGGGGTTCGCGATTGCGTCGGCCTCGATGAGGCGCTCCCCTACGAGCACGGCCAATACCCTTACGTCGTCCACCAACGGGAGCAGATCTCCCGCACGATCCTCGAATCCCGAGGCATCCCGACCATTGCCGATACCTGGGAAAACGAGGTCAAGGCCCAGCGCGATGCACGCGTGGATCGCACCAGTATTTCCGTCCTCCCGCCTATTTTAGTCCCCGCGTCTCGTGGCGCAATGAACCTCTCCTTCGGCCCCGGCACCAAGTGGCCATCGCGCCGAGGTGAAGAGATCTCCTGGATGTCAATACCGCCGGGGGACGGATCCTCCATCGAAGTCGAAAAAGCTGCGCAGACATCGCTCGACCGCTATCTCGGGCGCATGACCGAGAATTGCCCGCCCCAACTCGCCCAGCTCCACCAGCAGGATCTGGTCGACGGGTGGCTCATCGAAATGCGTCAGGTCATCGGCCAAACCCTCCAACTCTGCCAGCAATACATGGGCGAAGATCAGGTCGTCCGCATCGTCGGACCACTCGGTCGTCCTTGGAACGCTGGCCGGTCGGAAATTCAAGGAATGTTCGATACATCCCTGGAATTCGACATTCGTGACTTAAACCACGAGCTCCTCAAAGAGAAGTTTGGCCTCATTCAAGCGGTCCTCGCCAATGACCGATTCGGGCGCGTCGACTATAGCAAGTTTACCGAGCTGATGTTCCGTGCCATCGATCCGAACATGGCCGGTGCCGTCCTCCAACCGATGGAGCAGGCCACGCAAGCGCAAGTCGCCGACGAGCAGAGCGCT